GAACAATATAAACACCTAATTAGAAATGATGAAGAATATTTCACAGAGGGTATCGAATTAGCTTGGCAAGAATACCAAGCTAAATACTGGGAAAATGCACAAGGGAGTATTTAAAAATGAAAATGAATAATTATATGAAAGAACACAACCACCCAACATACGCAGAGTTTCAAGGCTTAACTCTGCATTGGAAATCTAAACAATGGATTGATTGCGAGTACTACTCGCAGTCATGGGCAAATGAAGATGACTTCACATTACAAGTTGTATCTAATTTACCTAAAGATTTTTACGAACTAGAAATATCAACAATCGCAGATCAAATCAGCAACACATGGAGAAAAAATAATGAGTAAGAAAAAATTATATGAATATGAGTTCACAGTTACAGAAGTAATTGATTATGTAATAAAAGTAAAAGCAACCAATATAATAGAAGCAGATGATAAAGCTATGCACGACTTAAATAATGATAATGATAAATGGAGAGTTAATGCTTATACTGATAATTGGGAATGCACATACAACGAAAAAGAATTTTTGAAGGAAAACTGATGTTAGAAAAATTAGTATTAATAATGTGCTTCACTATTATAATTATGTTTACAACAGCTATGGGATTTTTGCTAATGGATGTATTAGCATTTAAAGAGATTGTTACTGGTAGTATTTAATATTAACAAAACTTTATTAAGTGCAGAAACTATCAGTGATAATATAGGGCAAGGTCTATCCCTCCTTGCCCTATTAAAAACAGGAGATAAAGATGGATCGAGAATACATAATACAATTTACACCAATCAATTTAAACAAGGAAGAATACACAAAATACTTTTCAAAAAAAGGATTAGGTTCAACCAAATTCTTTATAGATTATATGCCGAAAGTATCATACGAATTAATATCACACAACACATTCGAGAATGAAGTTGACTGGATATGCAGACCAAAAGGATTGAAGAAATGGAAATAACTAAAGACGTTAAAAAAAATAGGAGTATTGGTCTCGGTGGTAGCGATTGCTATAACTTAATGATTACTCAAGATTGGAATACTTTATATAAATTAAAAGTTGGTGAGATTGATCCACCAAATTTAGATAATAAATTTAATGTGCAACTTGGTATATTTACAGAGCCATTCAATTTTCATTGGCTAACTCAAAAGTTATTGAGTGATAATAAACGTACTAACAAAGGTGTACATATAGACACCAGTAAAAAAATTACATACGAACCAGATCCTGCAACAAAAACTATTGCAATATCAGATGGTATCTCATTACTTTTATATGCACATCTTGACGGATATATAGATGAACATCAATGTGTTATCGAATGTAAACACACCAGTGAAAATAAAACATTAGCTGATTTAACTGAAACTTATTACCCACAAGTACAACATTACATTAATGTAACTGATTCAAAACAAGCAATCATATCTGGAATATTTGGAAACAAAGCCCATATGTTCGACATAATAAAAAGAGATAATAAGTACATTGAAGAATTAGAAACTGCACAAAAAGCATTCTGGTCTTATGTGTTAACAAAAACAGAACCAGATAAAAACAGTTGATAATACAACCATAAAATAGTAAGATATAATATATAACATAACAATAGGAGAAACATAAAATGAACACAGAGCCAAATAAAAAAAGTAATAGTAATTATACAGAAGATTTAATTAGAAAATTTAAAGAAGATTACGAACTAACAGCAGAAGATTTCTGGGAATTGAAACAGAAAAAAGGCACTTGGATTGTAACACATAAAGCAGTAGAAAAAATAGCACTAACTGAAGGATATAATTGGAAGCTAGAAGTATTAAATTTTACACCTGATGTTGTGGTAAAATGCATACTTACAACTGCTGATGGCAAAAAAACAATCGAAAGTTTAGGAGAATCAACACCAAATAATACTACAAATAAATACCCATATGCTATGGCAGAGAAACGTGCAGTAGATAGATGTGTATTAAAGTTAGCAAATGCACATGGATATATGTATACAGAAGATGATGCAGAAGAATTTAAAAAAGAAAACAATGTAAAACCAAACCATATAGAAAATGCACCGAAGGTATAGTCATGTTAGATATACAACAAAAATTTGATTTGATATACGAACGATTAGTTAATTCAGTAACCGAACAAGAGATATCCGATACATGGAATATGTATTCATTAGACTTGAAGTTTCTAAAGATGCACTCTAATATGCATTACGATACTCTCAAAATAATTTACCAAGATATACTTGTCGGTGTGAATCAAACCTACAACAAGGAGAAAAATAATGTATTCAGAAATAATCAGACTACTGAAACAACGTAGACAATATCTGCAACTTACTATCGAGGAGTTGAGCGATAAGATAGGTGTTGATACAAAGAACGTTGGCAAATGGGAGCGACAAGACTGTCAACCAAATGCTAGTAACTTCATTAATTGGTGCGAAGCATTAGGTTTATATTTTAATCTATCAGCTGAAGCAATCATCATAGATTACTACGAACCAACAGAAGAATTTATAACAGAGATAAGTGAAGAGTTTAAGGAGATAGACCATGCCACAGAATATCAAAACTTCAGAGATTATTACAGATCTCAAAACAAAACTGCAACCGATTGGGGAAGCTTACACAGAAAGTGGATGCGAAATGCAGTTATCTACAAGCGAGAAAGAGTTTCTAAAAAAACAGATAGTCCCACGTTTGTTCGAGAAAGACGTCAACGACTATATGATAATGCGAATATACGAGATCAAGAACAGACAACAGAAACAAGACTTCTCTCTACAAAGAAACATTGACCAAGAGATAAAAGATTTAATCCCTATTTGGGAAGATAGAATTAGATGTGCAACCAATAAAGATATAGCAGTTATATTAGAAACTATTGCTAGTACTCTTTCTTGTGATGTACCTAATGATGCCGGATTGCAACAGTACTTTAGAATACTAGTAAAATATCCAGCAATATTCTTAGAAGAATGTGCTTATCATTTTATTGAAACAACAAGGTATCGTAAACTACCTTTGCCTAGCGAGTTCATATCTTTCATGGAATTAAAAAGCAGTACTCATACCAAGTGGGTACAAAATATAAAAACAATATACGAACAACTCGAAAGGAAAATTAATGTATAATGTAATAACACTTATCGGTAATCTAGGAGCAGATGCTGAAATAAAAACCAGAGATAATGGAGATAAATTTGCCATACTAAATCTTGCAACACATAAAAAAATACGTGGTGAGAAGATGACCGAGTGGCATAAGGTTATCGTATGGGATAGCATGATTGCTGATACCATAAGTAAGTACACAAGCAAGGGTAGTAAAATATTATTGCAAGGTAGACTTACCTATAACCTATGGGAAAAAGACGGACAAAAAACAAAGACAGCTGAAATACATTTAGATAAGTTTGAAAGTAAAATGGAACTCTTAGATAGTAAATCAGATGGCCCACCTTCAGTCAGTCAAGAAACAAAAGAAGATACTTCATTAGACAACATACCATTCTAGGAGATAACAATGGAACTAACTGAACAAAGTATTGAACGTATGAGGTTCAAGGCATTAACGAAAAGACAATCTGAAGTATATAATTATCTAATTAAATACGTTGCTAAGAATAAAATCAGTCCTACTTACAATGAAATATCACAAGACTGTGATCTCGGTGGGACATCAAATGCATATAGAATCATCAAAGATTTAATGAATAAAAAATTAGTAACACGTATTGGTAATACAACCGAGAGTAGAAGTATATACCCTATCATAGATAAAAACCTAGTGAGAGATTGATGGGGGGTTCAGCATCTAAAAGAAAAGGTTATCGAGTAGAGAATGAATTGGTTAAATACTTAAACAAGAAAGGGGTTGATGCAAAACGTCAACCTCTCTCCGGTGCATTGTCAGATTTCCCTCACGATATATCAATCAAGAATCCAGACTTAATACTAGAAGTCAAAGCTAGAAAATCTGGCTCTGGTTTTAAAACTATTCTAAATTGGATGGGTAAAGCTGATGCATTGGTTATGAAACAAGACTATGACGATCCCATAGTTGCCATGAGAATGGATATATTTTTAGATCTGATACGTTCACACTATCAATATGAACCACCATTCAAAGAAAAACTAAAGCAAAAAGAGAATAAGCCCTAGAACGAGCAGAGAAGCCCATACAGCACGTTTGTACTTTCTGTACCCACAGCCACATCTTTCTACAAATAGGCTACTCACGCCTAATTT